GGAACGTAACATATCCCGACTACGCCACAGCCACAGTAGTAGCCGCTGGTGCCATGATGAATGATGCTGGAAAGTATTACTCCACTGCGCTTGGCGGCACTACAAACGGGGCTACACTCCTCACGGATATTGGTGTTACTGATTGGGTTGAAGAGGGCATCTATTCAGCTAACTTCGGGTTACTTGTTGAGCCGGGAACCACTAACCTCTACCCGCTACCCGAAGCTGTTGTAACTCAGACCTTCGCCGTTGCTCTTGGTGACAACACTCTATCGGTTACTGGCACAGGCTCACTTCTCACATCTGACTCTACAGCAGTGAGTACAGGGCACGGCACGGCAACAGAGGGTACTGATGTAACTATCAATGTTACTACTGCCGGAGATATTACCTGCACTCTGACCGGATCACTTACTACAGCACAGATGGAAGCAGGTTCAGTATCAACCTCATTCCATCCATCTATTCGGGCTACGGAAGCAGGGAATGTAAACTGGCCTATTGCGAATAACTTTAGTAATGCGGCTGGTGTTTGTGTTGTTGATGTCATATTCAGCCAGTCACTTCAGGCATCCCCGTCTTCAAACTGGATGGGCATACTCACGACATCGAATCTAAACGCAAAGGACTTAATTTATCTCAGGTGGAACTCAGGGGTGATTGAAATCACAGACGGCCTTACTTCCGTTAACGCACCATACGCATATACCGCAGGTGAAGTGCTAACACTGGCAATTAGATATAGTACCAGTTTGAACGAAATGCAGCTTGGATATAAGTCAAGATCAAAATATGGAGCCTCATTTGTATGGTCTACAACTGTCGCGTATGACGGGAATTTTGTTAATTCTATATTGCGCTTAGCTGTATCAAATGACTTCCCCATAACCTACCGCAACCTCCCACTAATATATGACACTGACATGGATGTGGCTACCATAGAAGGAAAATTCTCATGAGTATTAACCTAATAATCACCACCCCAACAAACTTCGACCTGTCCCTCCCAAAGAAGCCGACCAAAGCACAGCAAGCAGTCCAGGACGCTATCCAGAGCCTTGGCGTGCAATGGCCTGACTCTTCAGTAGGTACAGACGGCACAAGTAAGCTGTATATTGTCGTTACTCGCACAGGCGACTTACAAGGGCTTATCGACTTAATCAAGGGCTACGGCCTACCCATAGTTGTAAAGCACGCTCAGGACTCACAGAAGAGCCTTGTCACTAATAAAGATGGCCCTATTCTGGACGCTGGCGGCAACATGCAATATAAAGTCTTTGTGTATAAGCAGGCTACCACTGCAGAGCTGCTTCCCTTCATGGCTCCCGTTCGCACTTATGATAAGACGGGCAAGATGCTTTCAGAGAAGCCTGCTACCGTTGTCACTCTGCCACAGTATGGTGGGCATGAGGCTTGGCAGATATGAAAACAATCTTATTCCTACTAATGATAATTCCTATGTCTGCTAACGCAGAAGACTGGAGATTTCAACCAGACAAACAATTCCACTTTACTGCCAGTGCGGCGTTGACAGGAGCCTTGCTTCTTGAACCCACATACCCGCACGAAATTGATATGGCGATTGTCATGGGCTTGGGGCTGGCTAAAGAGATCGCAGACACGCAAAAGAAGGGCGGTTATTTCAGTGTTGCAGATTTGGGCTATGACGCGCTTGGCATTTTGAGTGCCTATGTTACCTATAGATTTCTAACAATAAGGTGGTAGTGGTGGAACATGAAATTACAGTATTGAAACAACAAGTCCAGACAATAGCGGACGGGCAGGTTGAGATGAAAACGGCGCTGAAGGATATATCGGCAAGTCTCAAGTCATTGACCCGGCTTGAAGTGCAACACTCTGAAACACAGGCATCTATCAAGAGAGCGTTCTCTCGCATAGATGACCATGAAGAGCGCGTAAGGAAAATTGAGGATTCATTGCCAACCATGAAAATGGCAACAGGGCTCGTGTTTAAAGCCACGCTGGGGGTGCTGGGGATCCTTGGAAGCGCTGCATTGCTGGCAACAATTAAGGGGCTGATATGAGAATCGCAATTTGTCCGGAAAATAAGGTTTGCTCGAAGTGTGAAGGTAAAAATGTTATAAGGAAGGGTAACAAATGTTACGTATAGCAATCTGCCCAGGACATCATGAAAAAGCACGTGGCGCGGTCAACAAAAAGCATTCTCTAAATGAGCACAATGAAGCACTGAGGGTTGTTGCGTGTATGACGCCGCTGCTTCGCGGCATGGGCCATGAGGTTGGAATTTTCATAGGAACGCTTGGCTCCAAAATAGCGCAGATCAATGCCGGAGAGTTTGACCTTGCCCTTGATATTCATTTTAACGCTGGCGGTGGGCGCGGGTGCGAAGTTGTTTACGTTCCCCATTCAAGGACACGCAGGGAACAAGCGCGGGTGATTAGCGAGTCCATCGCTACCTATATGAACCTGAAGGATCGCGGCCCGAAGGAGGGCTGGTATCAAGGGGGTGAGAACCCCGGTACGAAACCCGATGCCTTTGTTGCGCAAACGAATTGCCCCGCGTTTATCCCGGAACCGTTGTTTATTGATAATGATTCAGAGGTCGAATACTGGTTTGTGGCTGGACGTCACGCACAGATAGCCGAGGCAATCACCTTGGGTATATCAAATTCATTCGGAGGTTAGCCAATGAAATATATACCAATAATTACAGTCATTTTACTCCTGATTATTCTGGCAGGTTGTGGCCCGGTCGGGGATTTCCTGGACTGGTACAATTTACCGTCATGAGTATGACACCTGAAAAGTTTAATGATTGGCGGGTGATTCTTGGGATGGAGATCACGCACTGGTATGTGTCGCTAGGGAAGGGGGCTTAATATGCTAGGGAGTTTATTATCAGGACTCATTGCCCCAGTTGCTGGTGTAATTAACAAATGGCAGGACGGTCGCCAGAAAAAGGCTGAGCGTAAAGATCGCCTCGCAGAAGCAGAGGTGAACGGACGGATCGCACGCATAGCAAGAGAATCCGAGGGTGATATAAATTATGACATCGAAGCACAGCGACAGATGCAGTATTCATGGAAGGATGAATTTCTCATGTTCGTTTTGTCACTTCCATTCATCGGTTCATTTATTCCGGTGGTTCAGGATTATGTAGTAAAAGGCTGGGAATATCTGACGCTTGCTCCGTCATGGTATCAATGGGCGTTTCTTGGTGTTATATCAGCAACATTTGGGCTTCGTGGCTGGAAAGCTTTAAGCTGGAAAAAATCAGCATGAGTATATTCTCTTTCGCCGGTTTCGCATATCGCAACCCATCATACGTAACACGAAAGGCTCGCCGTGCCTGGAAGGTCCATAAGGCCATGCAGGCATACCGATTCACGCACACAGAATGCGCTTGGTGTGGCCGGACAAAAAAGCTGGACGTGCACCATATCACTCCTGTTTCAGTGGCTCCAGAGCGCGCTGATGACCTCACGAACATGCTTATGCTCTGCCGGAAGGGCTGTCATATTAGACTTGGCCATGCTGGAAACTGGGGGCGGCGCTATGTTGAGAATGTGAAAGAAGCTTGTGCTATGCGGAAGGTTATCAGGACTCGAAAGAAGTAGCCTTTAAATGCCCATAATCTCTGGGCTCAATTTCATCCAACACACTCCCCTACCCATTTCAGGTCGAATGGATATTTAATGTCAGGATACTTAGCCCTGAATTGATGAATATTCAAGCATGGCGTGATTGCCATTGACCTTTTTTCCTGATAGGGAAATATGGTCTGATCCTTTTGCTTTGATTCAGCAAACATGGCTGCGCAGATCATCAGCCAAACGATTATGCCTATGATTGTTTTATACACCCTTAACCTCCTTCGCCTTCTTTCTCAGCAAATCCGCATAGTCACAGATTGCCGCGTTGTATGCCCAAACCTCATTTACTGTAAAATCATCAGGAGGCAGCAGTACCCGCTCGTCATCTTTGAGTGCAGCTGCCTCGTCCCAAATCTCAGCGTCATGGGATGTGAAGGATTGGGCTGTCGTTTGACTCGTTTGACTGCACAATGCCTTTATTGTCTCGATTTCTTTCTGCATATCTTTGATTAATTCTATTGGCATTTATGGTTAATCCCGCTTTCATTGTCCCCCATCGGCTCTGCATCTACACAGGCAGCAGATTGCAGCCGGGACACAGGAGGGGAGGCGGGTCTGTGTCCCGGCATTTGTTAAGCCTGCTTCGTTCCGACTTCTACAGGCACATGACTTTCAAGAATTTCTACAAGCTCATTTGCAGCCTGTTCATGGATTGCCCATGCATCGCACCAGTATGCAACATCCTCCATCAATGTTTTTGGCTGTGCGCTTGCTGGCTTCGCCTTTTGCAGCGGAACAACCTTTGCGGAGCCATGTTCTACTGGCTCAGGCTTCATATCCTGCCGCTCAGTGAGATTTTCCGCTTCGGTCCGTGTCTTGGCCTGCATTTCCTGCTGAATGCGCTCACGTTCGATTCTGGTGGACTCTTCGGCTTTCCGCTCTTCCTCCTGCCGGATACGTTCACGCTCTACCTCAAGCCTTGCTTCCTCGGCCTGCTTGTGTTCAGTGATCCTCATCTTAGCCAGGTTCAACAGGTCTTCACGATCTTTGGTTATGATCTGCTGTAGGTCGCGGAACAGGAACCCATAGTCCCCGGCAATCTCTTTCAGGGCTTTCAGGTTCGCTTCGATATTGTCGGCAGATTCGTTGGCTTCGATCTTGCAACGTGCAATCTCGGTGTTTACGGCATTCTGCAATGATTCAATAGTACGCTTGTTTTTGATAACACCTGCAAAGTCAGGGGAGCAGTCAGGCACTCGCACCCCCTCAACACGCGCGTTCAGCTTGTCCATGTGCTCACTGAATGCGCGGCGTGCCTTTAATACAATTCCTTCACGAATTGATTGCTTCTTGGCCTTTACAAGTTTCTCTAATGACAGCCGCTTGGTGCGCATTTCCGCCTTCAATGTGTCGATTATCTTGAACAGGTCGGCAATGTCTGATGTCTGGTTCAGTGCAGCCTGTTTTACATCGTCCAGTTCCTTCTCGGTCTTTCCGCAGAACTTCACCATTGCATCTGCATCGGCAAAGTCCTGATCTGTTTTCAGGTCGGTATTGATTGCCCGGATAAATTTCAGCGCTGATGTTTCATATTCAGTCAGATTTGATTTTGTTACGCCGCCGGTGATTTGAACATTCAGCGCCGGCAGTGATTCTATTGTTAGTGCCACTGGCTCAACGACCACTTCCTGCGGAGTGTAGTCTGCAAGATCAGCCTGAAACTGCTCCCAGCCTTTAAGCAGCCGTTCGGCGCGACCCTCAACCGGGTAGTATTCCATGTACTCAAAGTTTTCCTCTGTGCCATCGGAGACAACGAAAATCACCTTCTCAGCGCCTGATACAAGCAGCTGTTGTTCAAGCTGCCAGTAATAAAACTCTGACATATCATTGTTGCGAACGTCAGCGGCCAGTCTTTCGTTCCACAGTTTATGCTCATAAAGAATGGTTTCCATCATGGTTACGCCATCGAACGAGGCGAGCAGGTGCGGGTATTTGTCAGATATTGCCGTGATCGGAAAAAACTCTTCGCCAAACATCCCTTCAACAACCTTCCGTGCTGCGGATTCTGTAGCGTGTCCCCTGTCAAACAGGGCTTGTTGCTCCGGGGTTACTTCCGGTGTGACGCCAGTCTTAACTTGCCGCATAAGATCGTCGCGTGTCATATATTTGCTGGCCCCCATCATAGCCTGAGCCTCTGATGCTGTGCAGTAATTCTGGCGCAATGCCAACCACTCTTTGCTGCCTTGCTTTACATCAGTTATTTTCATCTGTAACAACCTCCGCGTCGGTTGGAGCGTTTTCCATCTCCGCCTGCTTGATTTTTGTAATTTGATCCAGGGTGAGTTGTGCCTTGGTGTTAATCATTTTGATTAAATCTTCAGCAGACCTCTTGCCTGATTCGATGGCCAATTGCCATGCTGGGAAATTCTTTTTGAAATCTTCATCAGGGTAGTATTCGGGTTCCGCAGGCGTAATATCGACGATGTCCTGTGCCTCTTCGGCAACAGCCAGCCCCTTTAGCAGATCCCCGAATGCATCGCGCAATGCGAATGCCCTGGCACGCATCTGGAGCATGCGCTTCGGATACTGTGTCCATGGCCCTTTCTTTCCCCACAGCCCTGCTGTCTGCGCATCATCTTGTGAGAAGGTTCTGACCTCTTCATCCTGACCCTTACGCTTAACCCGGCATGTGGCTGTCATACGGTTCCCATCAAAGGTTTCTTTGACGTATTCGCACTTTGATGAGTTGCGTACTACTGCAACCAGGGCATCACCCCATATTGAAGGCCGGCCATTGATAACTGCTATATTCTGAAGCGCCTGCATTGGCTTCAGTCCAATCTCCATACCCATCTGCACGGCCACAAGTACATTGCCAGCCTTGCCTTTATATTCGGGTGGAACCATGTCGCTGTTTGCAATCAGCTCTGCATAGTCCTGCGCTTCTTTCAGGGTTGTAGGAGCCAGCGAAAACCCCGTTGCCTGCTTCAATTCAGTTGTCATTTCTTTCTGTCTCCGTTATTACGTGATAGGTGTTCATGCCACGGCCTGCCAGCATACCACATGATAATGCGTTCTTCTTCATCGATGTTTTCATCTAGATATGCATCGTGCATCGAATAGAGCATGCAGCAGATCAGGTTGCCAAGAGATTCGGGGGCAATACTCCCGTTATAATTTGTCGCCTCTTGGATCGCTGCAACAATCTCGCCAGTTGAATCCTTTAATTGAGCGTGCATGTTCTCGCCGTCTTCAATCCATTCGCGCATGTTTAATGGGCCACACATGATTTTCCTACCTCATCAAATATGCCTAAATCTATAAGTTTTAGTTTCCATTCATTCCACCATTCCAAAGCGCCCCCATCCATTTTTGAGATAGTGTTATCGTCAAATTCAAGCCATTCAGTTTTTTTGTGGCGCTCACAGCCGATTTGTAAGTAAGTGTCTGTGTAAGAAATATCATATTTGGTAATATGTAGAGACTTTATTTCTCTGTTATTCCCTCTTGCTCCGTCAAGGTTGGAACCGGAAAGGTTGCACCCGTCAAGTTTGGCCCCGTCAAGTTTGGCCTTGTAAAGGTTGGCCTTGTAAAGGTTGGCCCCGGAAAGGCTGGCCATGTAAAGGTTGCACCCGGAAAGGTTGGCCTTGTAAAGGTTGCACCCGGAAAGGTTGGCCCCGGAAAGGCTGGCCCCGTCAAGTTTGGCCTTGTAAAGGTTGGCCCCGGAAAGGTTGGCCCCGGAAAGGTTGGCCATGTAAAGGTTGCACCCGGAAAGGTTGGCCCCGTCAAGGTTGGCCCCGGAAAGGTTGGCCCCGGCAAGCGAAGCCCGGTTTTTAACAGCCCATTTAACAGCCATCCCGAGCTTAACTGAGTTTTTTTCAGTCTTATCGCAATCAATTTCAGCTGTAAATTGAATATCACCTGTATATCTATTTAATACATTGAATTCCACTTGCTTTTTCCTCCGTTCTCGCCGTCTTCAATTTTGTTATCCCTTATAAACTGTTGTGGTGTCCGGTGCTGATCTCCAGATTCTCTTCCTTACACAAATCCAGGTGTGCGTCGTGCATTGAGTGCAGCATGCAGGTTATAAGGTTCCCTAGAAAGAGTGGACTGATATTCCCTGAATCGCTTGTGGCTTCTTGAATGGCCTCAACAATCTCGCCAGTTGAATCCTTTAATTGAGCGTGCATGTTCTTACCGTCTTCAATCCATTCGCGCATGTTTAATGGGCCACACATGATTTTCCTACCTCATCAAATATGCCTAAATCTATAAGTTTTAGTTTCCATTCATTCCACCATTCCAAAGCGCCCCCATCCATTTTTGAGATAGTGTTATCGTCAAATTCAAGCCATTCAGTTTTTTTGTGGCGCTCACAGCCGATTTGTAAGTAAGTGTCTGTGTAAGAAATATCATATTTGGTAATATGTAGAGACTTTATTTCTCTGTTATTCCCTCTTGCTCCGTCAAGGTTGGAACCGGAAAGGTTGGAACCGGAAAGGTTGGAACCGGAAAGGTTGCACCATGTAAAGGTTGCACACGTCAAGTTTGGCACCGACAAGGTTGGAACCGACAAGGCTGGAACCGGAAAGGTTGGCACCGTCAAGGTTGGCACCGGAAAGGCTGGCCATGTAAAGGTTGGCACCGGAAAGGTTGGCCCCGACAAGGTTGGAACCGACAAGGTTGGAACCGACAAGGCTGGAACCGGAAAGGTTGGCACCGTCAAGGTTGGCACCGGAAAGGCTGGCCATGTAAAGGTTGGCACCGGCAAGGTTGGCCCCGGCAAGGTTGGCCCCGGCAAGGTTGGCCCCGTCCAGCGAAGCCCGGTTTTTAACAGCCCATTTAACAGCCATCCCGAGCTTAACTGAGTTTTTTTCAGTCTTATCGCAATCAATTTCAGCTGTAAATTGAATATCACCTGTATATCTATTTAATACATTGAATTCCACTTGCTTTTTCCTCCGTTCTCGCCGTCTTCAATTTTGTTATCCCTTATAAAGTGTTGTGGTGTCCGGTGCTGATCTCCAGTTAAAATGTCGCCTTCCTACTGCGCAGTTGCTAGCTGCCATGCGTAAGTGCATAACTATCTCCAGCTTATCTGACCAATTACGCCTTGCGCCTATGGCCTCTCCGCTGACCCCGAACATTATAGAAGCCAATGCCTTCTGTCAAGAGAAAAGATTGACAACGGTAAACATAAGGATTTATGCTTCGCAACATAAAGGAGTTACTATGACCATTTGGCAGAAGCGAATCGCAGCATTAAAAGAGAAGGGAATAACGCAAGCAAAGATAGCGAAAGAGGCCGGCTGCACTGATGGCGCAATATCTCTACTTGCCGACGGCAGCCGTAAAGACCCAAGCTTTCGGATTGGCAATCGAATTGTTGAGTTGTGTGCATTGGTCAGATGCGATATTGAGAGTATCGACGAGGCGGAAAAGGAGGGGTAAAATGACAGATTCACTGCATGAGGTTTATAGGATTTCAGTTCAAAACAAATTAAAGCGTGCGAGGCGTGAATACAATCAATGCTTTGACGCATATAATAGCCTCATTGATAAAAACACAGAATATGCAGAAGCTTTGAACGCCCTTGCTGGGCACATGGATGGCGTCTGTAAGATTTGGGGAGATGCCAGCCTCGCAATAAAGAACAGTGAAAAGGAGATCGGCGAAGCCTGATATGCACTACTACCGGCATCATATAGGTGATTACCGAAAAGACACCGGACACCTAAACTTGCTTGAGCATGGCATCTATCACAAATTAATCGAGTGGTATTATCTTGATGAATCGCCTCTACCATCAGACATAAAAGAAATACGCAGAAAAATATCAGCAAGAAAAGGAGAAGAGAAAGAGGCCCTTGATAATGTGTTGGCTGATTTCTTTATTTTTACTGATGACGGATACACTCATTCAAGATGTGAATCAGAGCTAAAAAGAATCTATGATAAGAGCGAGAAAGCACGGTTATCAGCAGAAGTAAGATGGAAGAAAAAGAACGGAAAACATGCGAAAGGTATGCGAAAGGTGTGCGCTGAGGGTGCTATCGTATTGGATTCCAATGCGGACGCATTGAATTTGGATGCGAATGGCATGCTACCCAAGACCCAAGACCCAGTACCGCATGACCCAATATCCATTAACCCACTACCCACTGCAAAGTCAAAACACATTGTCGAGCAAGCACGACAGGTAATCGACATGCTTAACGAGATAACAGGTAAATCATTTCGATACACTGATTCACATTTAGCTAAAATTAAATCAAGATTTAAAGAAGGGTATTCACTTGAAGATTTTAGAAAGGTTATTGAGAATAAAAACAATCAATGGGGATGTGATCCTGAGAAAAAAAAATATCTAAGGCCAGAGACTTTGTTCAGTCCTAAGTTTGATGGCTATCTGAATGAAGGAAAGGTGACAGAGGAAGATTCATATAAAAACACTGGCGCATATCAATGGCTACAAGAGGAGCGGGAAAATGGTCGAGCAGGATAAGCAGCAATTCGCTGAAATGATAATTGCCACTATGGAGCTTTATAACAAGCACCCATCAAAGATGGCTATAAAGATGTACTGGAGCGTGCTGGAGCGGTTTTCTATCGAACAGGTAGAGCATGGCTTGAAGGCGCACCTTAACGACACCGATCAAGGAAAGTTCCAACCGAAGCCGGCTGACATCATTCGCCACATTGAAGGAACGAAAGCAGATCGCAAGACAGCAGCAGAAGCAGCATGGCGCAAGGTACTGGAGAATGTGCATCGGTACAACTCGGTAGTGTTCGATGATCCGGCTATTCATTATGGGATTCAAATCGGGTTCGGGGACTGGTTAGGTGTCTGTAATTTTGTCCCTGAACAGTTTGAATATCAGCAGATGTATCGCTCATTTATCAATGCGTACACAAATTACAACGGCCAACCATACCCACCCAGGATGGCTGGGATATATGAATTGGAAGAGGCAAAAGGCGAAACACACTACGAAATCCACTACATCGGTGACAAGCAGAAAGCGCTTGCTGTTGAGCAGGGCGGCAGGGTCGGTGGCATGTCGGCAGTCAATATTGAAATCCCAAAGGTGCTTAAGGCGGTGGCATGACATGAATATTTACACCCCATTTCCATAAGCAAATCTTATGAGAAGCCGAAAAAGCATAACATATAGTGATTGGTATTTTTTGGATGATGGAAGATAATTGGCGGAACGAGGTGAAGAATGAAGGAATACGTGCAATTTATACATATTAGTAAGCCAAGGGTTTCAACGGGTGCTCACCAGAAGATTAGATCAAATAACAGACTAAACAAGTTACTTGGAAAGACGGGGCTTGTGATCGACTCTAAATTTGAAAACAACGAATATATAAAGGAATATATCAGGATAGACTTTGGAGGTTTTGAGAGTGACCCAAAAAATACAGATGAAATGATGTGGGTTTCAGGAATACAGGAATGGGTGCTTCGGTGCTGGACTCGAAGGGTCGGAGAGGGGGAATTGATATGAAGTTGTCTGAAATAGAATACAGAAGGTGTAAATGTGGAATTAAATTTCCTCTAGCGAGCCTGAAATCTCAAAAAAATACAGCCAGCAAAGAAGTGCTGCCTGACGAATACGTCGCGCATGAGAATAAAATGTGCCGCCCCTGCATGCATCTGGCTGAGAAAGCCCCGACATGATATCTGAATGCCGCGATTGCGGCGACCTGACCGAAAACATCGGATCAATCTGCGCTGTGTGCTTGGGTAAACTGCACATGAGGGCGCTGGAGTCGAGAAAGGCCGCTGAAAACCATCGTTTAGGCACGCACAAGCCCCATGACGGCGTTTTAACTGACCCGGAATGCCTTGATAGATAGAAAGGAGTAAAGGAGGATACAAATGGATGATGAATTGATTACAACACCAGAGGCAGCCGAGATGCTTGGCGTAAAAGCGCAGACATTGCGGAAGTGGAGAATGTACGGAAAAGGGCCATGTCCTGCAAAACGAACAAAACTTGGATGGATGTATCATAAGGCCGATGTGGATGCGTATGAACATGTTGACGATAGGTTTAACAAATGATAGGATCGCCCCATCAAGACAAAAGCCCACCGGAATACGGCAGGCTCTTGATACGGGTTTCAGCTTGACGGCGACCCGAATAAGTCGCAAGACTATTCCTTTTCGCTGCCAAATTCAACCCATAGTGGTTTTGTGATGGCGTATCCCCTAATTATGCTTGAGCGGCCTGAGCAGCCGAATAAAAATGTTCTACGTATGAGTAGTCGTGCAATGGTTAGGCTGCCAGACTATTTTGCTAAAGGGAGCCGCGTGCCGTTCGCCCATTGCGCCCCATCTGATATGAAGTCCATTATGGATTGTCGGAGTGACGTTATAACACAGCAGGGGTCAGAGTTATTCAGGACTCGCGTGCAAGGTGCAAAGATTAAGATGCAACCCCGTGCGAGCCAGCCTAGAGGATATAGGTCAAAGTGAATAAGGGGGCGTGCTGTCACTTGAAAATAAGGGGCGGAGTGACTTAAAAGGAGAGTGAAATGGTTGAGATTGTAATAAAAACGAAGAAGAAGCAGAATGCCAAGAACAAGAATCGGAAGTATGGCCGGAATAAGGTTAAGTGTGCCCTGTATGCTTCACAGCATCGCCATGAGCGCAATCAGGTTCGTAGGCTACGCCGCCACTCAAAGCGCTATCCTGCTGATCTAAAGGCCGCTCACATATTGCAATCTTGTGTTGATAAGGCTCGTAATCTTGGAATCAGAGTTTAATGCTGTAATGGGCAATGGGATCAAATAAAGCGCAGCTATCTCTAAAGGAGCATAAGCAATGAACCTACAAAAGGCTAAGCCAGTCCGATCAAAAGCAATCAGAGAAAGTGCACAGGGTGAGATGTGCCAGGTACGTGTGCCGGGGATATGTACTCATGATCCGCAAACAGTCGTGTTGGCGCATCTAGGATGTGGAGGCATGGGTACAAAGAAATCTGACATTCATGCGGCTTACTGCTGTCATGCGTGCCACCAAATAATCGATGGAGCGGCTAGATCCGGATACCCGAAGAACATGCTCGAACTTTGGCACCGGCAAGGCGTGGAGCGGACACAGGACATACTTATTGAGAAAGGGCTGCTGGTAGCGTTTCCATGACCGAGCCAACATGGCGCGGCTGGCTAGACTTGGCATATATCTGAGGGTTTGGAGAAGGTGGAATGAAAAAACTGATCATTGAAAACAGGACACATCTACCGATGATAGACTGTCTAGGGTATTGCGAAGCTGTAATGATGGAGGGCCGGATCAGCGAGACAGGCAGGGGAAATCAATTCTGTTTCCACACCGATTTCCATGATGGCGTGCATGTTTCAGCATTTTTGAATGAGAAGTCTGATCGGCTGGTTGTGCATTACAATGTGGGGCCCAAGGATGAGTGAACACGACTCAGTAACAAGCAGGCGGTATAAAGAAAATTGGGATGATGCGTGCGAACTGCTGAATGCTCAAGATACCAGGATAGGGCATCTGGAGGCTGCTCTAAAAGGCACTTTAGATGAGTTGATGGAGCATCCTACATTCTGGCCAGAGGCATTTGAAGATCGTGATTTTAGCGGGCTAGTGGAAGAGGGAGGGGATTGTGCGTTTGTTACAATGATGGCTATAAGCATTGCCGATGCTTTGAGAGAGGTATCTCATGATGAGTGGAAGAGATGAAAAGATTTACTTTAACCTCCGACAACCATGACGAAGTTATCCCAAGAATCGGCCAGTATCTCCGCTCTCTTAACTTCGAAAAGCCTCAACGGGTAACGATTGACGATAAGCAGGAGACTAGAAGTAGCCAGCAAAACCGGAGGCTGCATAAAATCATCGGCATGTGCGCCAAGGAATCAGGGTACACTATTGAAGAAATGAAATTCACATTCAAGGCTGAGTTATGTGAGCCGGAGGCTTGGGTTGACTATAAGGGAAGGAAAACTCCAATATTCAAAAGCACCGCTACGATGTCAGTTTCAGAATTGAATTTATTCATGGAAGGGGTGGAGAATCTGGCCGCTCAATGGTACAGTGTTGTGCTTCCGTTTGATGAGGCTCGCTATGCCTGAATACTACACCAGACCATCCAGGAGTAAAAAGTGTCTAATTGGTATTATTTTTTTAATTCTAATGGGAGGCTATAGATGACTAACTTTATCTGTTTTCCACGGCGTTACAAATATAAAAAATGGACTTTTGAATTTAATCCAAATCTGGGGCCATGCCCGCTGAAAAAAAACGGCGAGTATTACAAGCGCACAAGTAAAGCTTTCTGGGAAGCGTTCGAAGAATTTAGAAATTTAACGCTTGATGAGCGGGAAAAGTGTAGAGTTTCTGGAGGTTGTATACCGTGGTGAGCGGCAGAAAGCGTGAAAATAACGACCAAGCTGACCGGTGAATATCGAACAGCTGACTTCCGCCCTGCCGGAATGCCCAGCGTGAAGTGCCCAAAGTGGTGGGGTGAGTGGAAATGCGTTTCCCACTGCCTCGCATGCCCGAAAATGGAGGCTTTGCAGGTGAAAATTGATGGGTTTGCAGTGACTGTGTGGTGTAATTGGGAAGAGAAATGAGTAAACATGAATCTGCGGAGCAATGCCGGAATGCCCGAAAGCAGCGGGAGCGAGCACGGGAAAAGTCGAGGAAATACTATGAGAAGAAGCGGGCTAAGCGGGCGAAGGGCTATAGATGATTGATTTAATCAATGGCGATTGCCTGGAGAAGATGCAGGATATACCAGATGGCTCGGTTGATATGATATTGGCAGACCCGCCCTACGGAACGACTTGCTGTGCTTGGGATTCCATCATACCACTAGAACCGATGTGGGAGCAGTTGAATAGAATCATTAAGCCAAATGGGGCGATAGTTTTATTTGGAAGTGAGCCATTTAGCAGTGCTTTGAGAATGAGTAACATTAAGAATTATAAATACGATTGGGTGTGGGAGAAAGAAAGACCAGCGAATATATTTCAGTTAAAAAAAGTCCCTGCAAAAGTTCACGAAATAATATCCGTATTTGGAGGTAAAATATACCACCCTATAATGGAGTCCTCTAAACAGCCAAAAAACAATTCAAACAACAAAAGCCAAAAAGGGTATATGAATGTGATAGAAACCCTCGGCAGCACTAAAACAAAAATATCAAAAGAGTATAATCCAGAATTAAGATTTCCACGAAGTGTTTTAAAAATAAATAGAGGAACGCGAGGAAATAAAAAACGCCACCCCACTCAAAAACCAGTAGCCTTAATGGAATACCTAATCAAAACCTACACCGACGAGGGCGACACAGTTTTAGATTTCACAATGGGCAGCGGCACAACCATGTTAGCCTGCCAGAACCTCAACAGGCGAGGAATAGGCATTGAACTGGATGAGTCTTACTACAAAATAGCATGTGAAAGGCTTGAGCAAGGCGCGAAGCAGGGAAGTTTTATATGATTTTAGGTGGTTACACATGAAAGACATTGAGAGCGTGGAGGCAGGAATGAGCAACTGGAAAACAGGCGCACCGCCAAAAGACGGAAAACCATTTATCGGAATGTGCGGCTACCCATGGCCCACTATCATGATGTATAATGAATTCGACGATGATTTTGTCTATGCCGAATTTGCCGCGCAAGAATTGCAGGAGTCACCGATGAAAAATGCGCCTGTTAAAACAGAAACGTGGTTTGAAAACGAGCATTGCAAAGAAAATGAGATCGTCTGCTGGATGCCAATGCCGGAGTTAATTTTAGATGATTGATTTAATCAACGGAGATTGCATGGATTTCATGCGTGATTTGCCTGATGATGCTTTTGAACTGGCGATAGTCGATCCGCCTTATGGGATAGGCGCAAACAAGAAGCGGGGAGATACCGGCAAAAACAGCCACATAAAGCAAAAGGATTATCATATTGGAGATTGGGATAATTGTACGCCGCCGACAGGGTATTTTGATGAGCTTCGCAGAGTAAGCAGAAATCAAATTGTATGGGGGGGCAATTACTTTCCGTATTTATGGGGTCATGGTGGAAAAGCCTTTGTGTTCTGGGATAAACATCAGCCAGTTAATAATTTCAGCGATGGTGAATTAGCATGGACAAGCTTCGATAAGCCTGCAAAAAAGTTTGATTTTTCTTACTATGGAAACATTGAAGGAAAAACTAATGCTACAAATAAGATCCATCCCACCCAAAAACCAGTCAAACTCTACGAATGGCTCCTAACCAACTACGCCAAGCCGGGTGATAGAATACTGGACACACACGGTGGCTCGATGAGCATTGCTATCGCCTGCCATAATTTGGGCTTTGACCTGACCTGCATCGAACTGGACAAGGATTATTTTGAGGCTGGCAAGGCTCGGCTTGAGCAGCACATGAAGCAGCCGCGCATGTTTGAGATGCCGGTGGAGAAAAAAGAAGTTGAACAGGGAAGTTTGATATGAGCCAAACCCGCACGCAATCAGAAGAATGAAACTCTCAGCAAAGATAACGCTACCAGAGCCGCTGTCCCTGAACAGGGCGTATAGGACTGTTCATGGCAGGATTCTCATATCCAAGGCAGGGAGAGCTTAAGGGGTGAGGGTTGAAGTCCTGCGTATCCCATGGATTGGCCCCTCTATGAATGTTATCTGGGCTGGGAAGCACTGGAGCCTCAGGAAGCGTATTGCAGACGAGGCTCATTGGGCCGTCCACGCTGTTGCGCGCGATCTGGTGATGTTTGCCGCGCCTGTCCGACTTGAGTTTACACCGAAGCACAAGGGTAGGCCCTATGACCCAAGCAACTATGCGGTGACTGTGAAGGCAATCGAGGATGGGCTTGTGATGTCAGGGATTTTACCTGGCGACACAGGTGATAAGATTAAAAGCGTCACAATTCACGCTCCTGAAAAATTAAGGGCAGAACAGAGCTATATGCTGGTGAAAATATCGGAGGTGCAAGATGTATAGTGATTATATCTGTATAAATATTTTGGCATTTATGGCAATTATAGCAATATGTGTATTGTTAATTGATTATAAATTGAATTAAGAGTTTTTGTAAAAGGAGTGGTGTGAATGGTTGATCGAGTACGAATCGCGATAGCAATGGAGGGCATAGCGGCCTATCCGCAGAGCAGTGACGGGCGACTGGCTGGTTCTGACCCGGAGCAGACAACGCTTGGGGAGATCATCGAGGATAGATTTAACTATGACGATGACGACTTCGCCAACCTGAGCAGACTGGATAAAGCGGCTCAGGCGGCAGTGTGGCGGGGAAAGATCGAGCAGGCTTGTAATGCTGCTGAAATGGCCGCACTGCGAATATACTATGGCATGGAGGGCCGGCACATCGAACAGGCATGTGAGGTTATGGGACAGGTTCTGATGATTGAGGGGCGCAGCTCGCATTATGTGAAAACAGGGTGCTGGATTCTGGCGAGGAAGCCGAGTGATGCAGACGAGACAATAGCTAACATGGTGCTGGATGTTTACCATGTGGCACGAAAGAAGGCGAGTATGGCGGTGGAGTGAATGATACGGGCCCGCCTAAGCAGGCCCATGCTCATCACCCTGCAATGGTGCGAATGATCTCCGGAAGGTCCTCATTCCAGTTATTTGACCGGAAGATTTGTACGAACGTCAGGATTGCGAATTGCTCGGCTTGACTCATGCCGTGGATACGCCGCACCAGGTCGACATTCGGATGCTGATCGACTTCGAGTAATCCGAGGTCGTCCATCAGGTCTGATGCAACGCGGTATGGCTGACATTGCAGCGAGGCGCATGTGCCTGAATATGCATTTAAAATAACCTGCCACTCTGCCGGGGTGAAGTTTGGAAGTGATTGTTTGAATATCCAGTCGGCAGCGGATAGTGTTTGATTGATGATTTCAGACCATTGCGGGTGTTTATCATCTCGCGACATACTGCGGATAATCTGCTCAGACTGATCCGATAGAAATACTGATTTTTTAATGCCCATTATTTTTCCTCCAGTTTTATTTATTAGGCAGTTTTGAGCCGTGCCGGGGCTTTGTTGTTATGTTATGCCACACGCTTTATAGGAGTGATGCAAGATGCACGATATTTGTATCGTTTCATTTCATAATCTCCTTATATCCGCATTTAATCGGGATGTCTTTAGCACGTTTCCACATGTAGCAAAAATATTGATTTTCCCCGTGGTTTTTGTTTGTACAGTTTAGGCATTGTTCCATTTTTTTCTTGATTAGCGCACGTTCAACTGCTGGTATTTTATACATTTCATAACCTCCTCATGTGATAAGTGTAAGCGTTTTAATGCCCAACCTGCGGCACTGGTTTTCTGCCGCTTTTCTAGTGCGGTAAAGGCGTATGAAGCCATCTTCAGAAGTTACAGCGAACCATTTGCCTGAATATTTGTATGGCTGGTACATTTTAAGCCTTTGCAAGTCATCCAGTTGTTGTAGTATTACCATTTCATAACCTCCCCGCCATCCGGCATAGTTCAAAATAATCCGAATCCGGCAGACTCCGGCACTGTGAAGCGGCAACCATGATCTTAAATTGCTGCTGATGAGATTGTGCGTGTTTGAGCGCGTTAAAATAAAAGGTTTTCATTGTTTTACCCTCCTTTGGGTGTATAATAGTTGCTCGTTCTTTATAATTGAAGGCTCCTGCAATACTCAAGGTATTTTCTGGAGTAGCACCCTGAATGGCAATACACAACAGCTCTTGTGCCGAAGTTGTATCTGGTTGCCTCTAAGAATTCCTGAGCATCTTTCCGGCTAAAGAATGGGCCTGTTATCTGACCAGCTAATGCGTGAATGTTGCATTCCATATTCTGTTTCGGATCAAGGATCAACCAATAAGGTGCGTTTGTTGCTTCATTGCCTGCTGCCTTAAGCGTTTCAGTTATCTGGTTGTTCATCTTATGCCTCCGAGATAGTTATTTTGCAGTAGTCAATGCAAACAAACTTGCGACCCGATGCCATATACATGGATTCACCAGAGGCCTTGAGCAATTCAAGTCCTGCCTTTGTCCAGCGGTCTAATGCTGCCTTGTTAATCTTGGTTGAGCGTGTGTGAGTTGAAATATAAACCACGCTGCCGGATTCGATTGCTGCCAGCATTGAGTCAATTTTTGCCTTGGCATCTTTCATCTTATCTCCTTGCACCCCGTCAGCCGGTGCCGCTTTGTTTCGCCGGGAAAGGCTCCCGGCCGGCCTTGGTTTACTAGCCTATATTTAGCCACTGCAAACGAGTGCCCACGAAGAATGGCTTTTTACGTTTGGTAAATGTCCACCTCCAGACCTCATTGCCACCGATGCAGTCATCAGGCTTGATGTTGTGCTCCCGCTTGTTCATTTCTACATTCGCTTCTTTTCGAGTTTTGAACCATGATGCCATTGTGTTGCCTCCTGTTATACTATTATTGTTCTGAATTCCATATCGGCCCGCTTGTTTGCGAAATAATTAAGGTCCCCCGGCTGGCCTTGGATAATCACCGCCTCGAAACCTCATCCCCAAAATTTGATGCCGCCTGTTTGTACTCATCATCCTCAGGATCGAGGCCAAGTTCCATAGCCAATGCTGCCCATTCGGAATTTAAACTATCGAGCTGTGACTGCGTGTAGCCGTCAGTGTTATCAAATCTAAACAATTCCATAATTTACCCCGTTTTTTATTTATTCCATCGTATAGACTGGCAAAAAGCGCACTATCCGAGCTGCGCCTTTGGTCAGGCTATGTTATGCCACTCTCTTTATAGGAGTGATGCAAGATGCACGATATTTATCGTTGTACACGTTGTCTCTGGCTCCCTCGACCCTCACGCGCAGAAAAATATCATTTATCTCCGCTGCGCGCCTTGCCTGCTGCAATGTCGGGTAATAATAAAATACCCCGGTGTGGTTTGGTGTTGCCCGCTCGATGCGTGTTTTACCCAGCGCCCAGACAGATCCATCCCAAACAGATACATAATGCCCCGCCCTTTGCATCACAGCTATGTATCCATAGGCTATCGGCTCCGCGAGGCTGATTTTGATTTCCCCGCGCACGGCCCTAATGATATCGCCCACATTTTTTGCGCGTCGGGCCCATTTAACAATCATACGTTTCGCGGGGTCTGGAATCTCCTCAACACTGCGCCCGCCTTTTGAGATGATCAGGTATGATTTTTGCGGGTGGTTACCATACCTATCGATGGTTGTGTGTCTCCGCTGTACCAATACTATGCCCCTAGAAACATCGTAGATAGTATAGTTCAGGCAATTTCCTTCCCCCTTTTTAGTTTCGATATACTGCGGATCGAGGTTTCCGCGCCGGATCGCTGCATGCAACAATTTCCTGCCATTGACGAAGTTCGTCGGTTCGTTCTCGCCGCTATATCTCAGCGAACCATATATGTTTCGTGTCCAACCTGTTGTAGATGGTTTCATTTGTCTCTCCTTCAATCAGCCATCGGCTGTTTTGTGTTTTATTCGGGTGTCCCCGATGTGTGCTATTATAGCACCATGGTGTGATACGTCAAGCAGGGATTTGCCCTTAAACACCTGTTGACAGGGCTGTTTAATTTTGTGTAGTATCCCTGCCGGGATTCGTGCGCCCTAAAAACTGTCAGCAGGTTAGACACAGCGTGCAAATATGTTAGTAATTCGCCAAATAATTCAGAGATGAATGCCCGATGCCAATAGGGGCAATGCGTCCGTGTTTATATCCGGGCTGTTCTAAACTGGTAAAATCAGGCAGATGCACCAAACATGCGAAAGCATATACGAAGTATACTAACAGGCCGAATGATCCTGCATTAAATAATCGAACATGGCGCAAGCTGCGCAAGTTAGTATTGGCACGCGACCCTATATGCAAGCATTGCAAGAGAGTGCCCAGCGTTGATGTTGATCATATCGTCCCGCGTAAGGATGGCGGTGATAATAGCATGAGTAATCTGCAAGGGTTGTGCAAAAGCTGTCACTCTAAGAAATCTGCGAAAGGTTTATGACTAAAGGCGGGGATCATACATTGCTTAAGGTAAGACTACACGCATAGGGGGTATACGGGGGAAAATCCCTGTGACCTGTCGATCGTAAACCGTAAGGATAGTCAAATTTTTATGCGTGCAAAATGAGATATATGCCCTATGTTGGATAATTTTACGTTAAATAGCGATGATATTGCTGTTTTTTCTGATAATGATGTTAAATTCAAATCTCTAGTGATTGATAGGCGTGATTCTGATGAGCTTGTTGATGAAGCTGAGTTGCGCGGTGATGTTAAACGCGGAAAGGCTTTAGCGAGATTAATTAAATATCGTTTTGTTAAGCAGATGCAGATAGCAAACTTTTCTGAAATCGGATTGCCTGATTCTGGAGATGCATTTATTGCTATAACCTCTGGTAGTTTTAATGCATACACAATAGTTTTATATGCAATAAATTTGTTTGGTCATATTGACAAATTATCAGTTACAACATTTGATATGCATCAAGATGTTATCTCAGATATTTTTCATCAGTTCGATGTTGGTAATATTGGCAAGTTGGATTTGATGTTATCTGAGTCTATAAAATTCAGAATGCCAAAACGATATATTCAGATGCAAGAATGTTTTGATGAACGGAAACATACAGATCGCATAAGGGTTAAATATAACTGGAATCATTCTAAAATAATTTTAATTAGAATTGGTAATGATAGATATTGTATCTCAGGTAGCGGAAATCTATCTGACAACGCACAATTTGAGCAATATTTAATATCACATAATTTATGTGATTATGATTTTTTCGCTAATTGGATTGATAAAGATTTTGAAGAAGAGAGGTTTAAACGTGAGAAAATTTTGGTGTAGAAAATAACATGGCTGGACGTAGGCCAGTGCCAACAAGATTAAAGATCATTAAAGGCACAGATCAACCATGTAGAATAAACAGGAACGAACCTAAGCCATCAACAGATAATATTAAAATGCCGTCTGGATTATCTCCTGCTGCTAAAAAACACTGGCGAATCATTTGCAAGCAACTTGAAAACATAGGATTGATGACCGTGCTTGATGTTCCAGCACTTGCTATGTATTGTGAGGTTTTTGCACGGTGGATGGATGCCAATAAAAACATTGCAAAATATGGAGCGATTATAAAATCAGCTAACGGGTTCCCCGTTCAGTCACCATATATGCAAGTTGCGAATAAAGCATTTGAGCAAATGCGTAGCATGTTGATTGAGTTTGGTATGACACCTAGCTCTAGAACAAAGGTAAGTGCGACATCTGAGAAAAAGCCAAAAAACCCATGGAATGAAATTTAGTGATGTCGCCCTTGATTATGCGAGGGGCGTTGTAAATGGCGAAGTCACATCATGTAATTGGGTACAAGCCGCTTGTAAAAGGCATATTAAAGATCTTGATAATGCTTCGCTTAATTATGTTTTTGATCAAGAGAAGGCGAATCGCGTCTGCCGGTTTATTTCGGGACTGAGGCATGTAAAAGGCAAATGGGCTAGGGATCAATTAAAAATATCGCTTGAGCCTTGGCAGGTTTTCATCCTTTGTTGTGTATTTGGCTGGGTTGACCATAGCGGAAACAGGCGATTTAGAACCGTCTATATTGAGGTTCCGCGCAAAAATGCGAAATCAACATTGACCAGCGGGGTCGGCCTATACATGCTGACATGCGACGGCGAAGAGGGTGCAGAGGTTTATTCTGCTGCGACTACGCGCGATCAGGCGAAGATTATCTTCCAAGTTGCACAACAGATGGCGCGTAAGGATTCTGGATTCCGTGAGCATTTCGGGATTGAAGTTAATGCTCACAATATGAATGTGCTGATGAGTGGTTCAAAGTTTGAGCCGTTGTCGGCAGATGCAAGTTCGCTTGATGGCCTGAATGTGCATGCTGGCTTAATTGATGAGCTACACGCACACAAGACGCGGGAAGTTTTCGATGTTATGGAGACTGCTACCGGTTCACGTGAACAGCCTTTGTTATGGTGTATTACTACAGCTGGGAGTAATCGCGCTGGCATTTGTTACGAGCAGCACACTTATTTGACAAAAATTTTAGATGGTGTAGTTCAGGATGAAACATATTTCGGCGTGATTTATACTATTGATGATGGTGATCAATGGCATGATGACATGGCGTGGCGTAAGGCAAATCCAAACTATGGAATATCGGTTAATCCTGATGATTTGGCGCGAAAGTGTCGGAAAGCACAGGAAATGCCATCAGCTACGAATAACTTTTTGACCAAGCACCTGAATCTATGGGTGAATGCTGATACTGCATGGATGGATATGCGGAAATGGGACGCATGTGCCGACCCGAATTTAACCATAGACGATTTCAAGGGCGAGCAGTGTATAATTGCACTTGACCTTGCATCACGTGTTGATATTGCGGCCCTGGTTCAGATATTCAAGCGTGACGGCCATTATTATGTGTTTGGTCGGTATTATTTGCCGGAAGAGACGATTGAAACGTCCGGCAACTCACAATATGACGGCTGGGTCAGATCAGGGCATATGACAGATACTCCGGGCAATGTTATCGACTTCGAGTATATCAAGGATGATATGCGTAGTTATTCAAGTCGGTTTGAGGTGCTGGAAGTGCCCTATGATCCGTTTCAGGCAACTCAGTTATCAGTTGAGATGATTCAAGAGGGGTTTCCAATGGTTGAAATGAGACCCACGATCTTGAATTTCTCCGAACCGATGAAAGAGCTTGAGGGTTTGGTGCTTAGTGGAAAATTACACCATAACGGATGTCCAATTCTGACATGGATGGTATCGAATGTTGTTTGCCACATGGATGTTAAGGACAACATTTATCCGCGAAAAGAGAGACCGGAAAATAAAATTGATGGCGTGGTTGCCTTGATCATGGCGATTGGCCGCTGGAGTGTTTGTGAAGATACAACATCAGTATATGAGCATGGAGATCTGTTAGTGCTATGAAATTGCTCGGTTTTGATATAACACGACGCTCATCAGGTGAGAATCCTGCAACGTCACTGGCTAATCCGGAGCAATGGCTGCGTGAATGGGTAGGCCAGAGCGTGAACTCTGGCGTTACAGTTAATGAAGATACTGCGCTCAGGCTCTCTGCCGTGTTTGCGTGTATCCGCATTTTATCAGAATCGATTGCATCACTTCCGTTGATTGTTTATGAGCGCACGAAAGACGGGAAAGCCCCTTCCCTGAATCATCCCATTGCCCGCCTGTTGCATGATTCGCCTAATGATGACATGACATCTTTTATTTTTCGCGAGACTTTGCAGGGGCACGTGAGCGCATGGGGCAATGGTTACGCCTTTATTGAGTCAAATAATGCTCGCCGCCCTATTTCATTGCGTCCGCTACTTCCTGATCGCACATGGGCAGAGCGCAAGGGTGGTAAGCTGCGCTATATTACCAAGGTTGACGGGCAGGCTGTTGCAATTGATCCGTGGCAGGTGTTGCATATTCCAGGCCTTGGGTTTGACGGCATTTCCGGCTATTCGCCAATCAGGTTGGCTGCTGAAAATGTCGGTGTTGGATTGGCTGCGCAGGAATTCGGGGCGCGGTTCTTTGGTTCAGGCGCGACTTTAAGCGGCGTATTGGAACATCCCGGAAAAGTTGGTGCTGAGGCGCAAGCGAGATTAAAGGAATCATGGAAAAAGGCACATAGCGGGCTTGGCAATTCGCACAATACAGCCGTTCTTGAAGAGGGCTTGAAATATACCCGAATAGGCATACCGCCAGAAGAGGCACAGTTTTTAGAGACCCGCAAGTTCCAAATCTCTGAAATCGCCCGGATTTATCGTATTCCGCCACACATGCTGGCCGATTTAGAGCGTGCGACTTTCTCCAATATTGAACAACAGAGCCTTGAATTTGTTATTCATACTTTGCGCCCATGGCTGGTTCGGTGGGAACAGGAGATTAATAAAAAGCTCTTTCTTGAATCTGAAAAAGGGCGTTATTTTGTCGAGTTCAAGGTTGATGCGCTGCTTCGCGGTGACACAAAATCCCGGTATGAGGCATATAACATCGGTAAACAGGCTGGATTCCTTTCAACTAACGATATTCGCAAGCTGGAGAATATGAATCCTGTCAAGGGTGGCGATACCTATCTTGAACCAATGAACATGGCCCCGGCAGGCTCTCAGGCGAATAGCGCAAGGGCTTTATCGCTTGCACAGGCTGCTGCTGAAAGAATTGCAAGAAAAGAGGCCGGAAGTATTGAAAAAATAGCCGATGATTCAGAAAAAGTGCGCTCTTTTTATGAAAAACATGCGGATTTTGTTGCAGATGTGATGAAAATCAGCCGTGAGAGCGCAGAAAGTTATGTGAAAGAGTCTCTTGATCAATTAAAAAATGGAGTAAATTTTGCAGAGTGGGAGCGGAGCAGGGCTGATGCCTTGGTTAATCTCGCTCTAGGAGATGAAAATGGATAAAGAAATAAGAGCATTCACGCTTGATTCGGTTGAGATTGAGGACAGGGCAGAGGGTAAAGCGCCATTAATCAGGGGGCATGCGGCTGTTTTTGACAAATTAAGCGAGAATCTGGGCGGTTTTCGTGAAAAGATTGCACCGGGAGCATTCTCTGACGTTTTGACTAATGATGTGCGTGCTTTGGTTAATCATGACCCTAGTCAGATTCTAGGGCGCACTACTTCAGAAACGCTCAGAATCAAACAGGATGAAACAGGATTACAGTATGAAGTTGATGTCCCGGATACCCAAGCGGGGCGCGATTTGATTGTAAGTATGAAGCGTGGCGATATAAATCAGTCTTCTTTCGGCTTTACAGTGGGCAAGGATTCATGGACTGAGGATTCAAATGGATTCCCTATCCGTACTATTGAAAAAGTGGATAGGTTGCTTGACGTTTCACCAGTCACATATCCGGCATACCCTGATGCTACGGTTGGGCTTCGCAATCTTGAAACCTTCAAGAAAGAGAAAAAGGAAGATCAGGACAATTCAGTGGAGATTTACAAGATGAAAACACACTTAAAAACAGTTTAGGCGCATTTAATCGCTGCCCTTTGGTAGTGTAATAATGTGAGTTTGATTGCCCGTATCCTTTGATACGTTACCCAAACATTAAACCTGCTACGGCGGGATTTTTTATTTTTAGGAGAGAGAAATGAGCTTAGAACTTAAAAAGCTGCAAGAGGAGCGTGCTGAAGCTGTTACAGCCATGCATGCCCTTGTCGAAGCGGCTGAAAAAGAGGATCGCGGCTTAACTGCTGAAGAGCGTGAAAGCTGGGATAAGATGGATGAATCGATCGAGGCTTATGATAACCGTATCGAGATCGTAAAGCGTTCTGAATCGCTTTATGGCCAGCTTGATCAGGTCAATTCTAATCATATCGGTCGCGAGCAGGCTAATGAAGGTCAGCAGACGACTCTTGATGAGCAGAGAGCGCAGACATTTGATAAATTCCTTCGCTTTGGCGCTTCAGATCTTGGTAAGGAAGAGCGTCAGATTTTGCGCGGTATGCGCTTTGTTGATGAGCAGCGTGCTCAGTCTGTCGGTACTACCACGGCAGGCGGACATACTGTGCCTTCATCTTTGGCTAATCAGATTGAGGATGCAAAGCTGGCCTTTGGCGGTATTCGTAAGGCTTCATCTGTTATCACTACCGGCGACGGTGGCACAATGACATTTGTAACCGATAACGATACCGGCAATTCTGGTGCGCTAATTGCTGAGAATACTGCTGATTCCGAGCAGGATTTGACGTTCGGAACCATGACCCTGGGGGCGTACAAGTACACCTCCAAGATCATCCGCGTGTCTAATGAGCTGTTGCAGGATTCAGCATTCGATATGAACGCATACATTGCCGGTAAATTTGGCGAGCGTTTGGGGCGTATTGAGGCAACTCATTTGGCAACCGGCAGCGGTTCAGGGCAGCCTAACGGGCTTGTTACTGCATCCACTTTGGGCGTAACTGCTGCTGCGACTGCTGCAATTACCTATAACGAGCTGCTTGATCTGAAGCATTCTGTTGATCCGGCATATCGGAGTAATGCCCGCTGGGTGTTCAAGGATTCTACTTTCAAGGCTGTTAAAAAGCTTGCGGATTCCAACGGACTGCCTTTGTGGTCTCCCGATGTGACTGCCGACGCGCCTGCAACTCTGGACGGTGACCCTTATATCATCGATCAGGGTCTTGCTGCTCTGGCAACTGGTGCAAAGACCGTACTTTATGGCGACATTTCCAAGTACACCATACGCTCTGTTAAGGGCTTTACGCTGGTTCGCTTGGTTGAGCGCTATGCTGAGTACGATCAGGTGGGCTTCATTGCGTATATGCGCATGGATGCAGACCTTCTGGATGCCGGTACTAATCCGGTAAAACACTTGATTCAGGCTTGATTGAATCAATAAATGAGAGGGGCGGGCTTCGGCCTGCCCTTTTTTTATGGAGTTTTTATGAAAATTAAAATGCTAACAGCTATTGCCGGTGAAGTTTGGTCTGCACGGTGTGGTGATATAATAGAAGTCACCGCTAAAGAAGGCAAAAGATTTTGTGCAGCTGGTCTTGCTGAGCCTGTGCGCCAGATAAAGCCTGAAAAGGCCGTGACTGTTAAATGAGTCTGATTCTTGTTACCGCTCCGGCAACTGAGCCTGTTACACTGACGGAAGCAAAAGCGCATTGTCGCGTGGATTATACCGATGATGATACGCTGATAACGTCTTTAATCGTAGCGGCACGGGAATATTGCGAAGAGATAACAAGGCGCGCATTTATTACGCAAACGTGGGACTACAAAAAAGACAGATTCAAAGGGGATGAGATTGATTTGCCGAAAGGGCCGCTCATTTCTGTCACATCAGTTAAATATATTGATAACACCGGTACAGAGCAGACCCTTGCAACGTCGGAATATGATGTTCGCACCTACACGTCAGAACAGGGAGAGATTGGCCTTGCATTTAGCAAATTTTGGCCAGTTGTGCGCGCTGTAGACGATGCTGTAACGATTCGCTTCGTCGCAGGGTATGGAGCGGCCTCTGATGTCCCGCAAGCGATTAAACAGGCTATGTTAATGCTAATAGCTCACTGGTACGAAAACCGGGAATCTGTTATTGCTGGAATCACGGCCTCCAATGTGCCGCAAGCGGTGGATATGCTATTGGCCCCGCATCGTGTGCTGGAGTTTTAATGAGAGCCGGCCTTTTACGTAAAAGGGTAACTATCCAGCAATCTGTTAACACTCAGAATAGTTATGGTGAAGTGTCAAAGTTATGGTCAACACTGACAACACGCTGGGCGCAGGTAATTATCAAGGGCGGTGGAGAGGGTGAGCTTTCCGGCGCAATTCGTGAGCAAGCGGATGTTGAATTTCTGATCAGGAAGCTAACAGGCGTGACCACACAGATGCAGGCCGTATATGACGGCAATACATATAATATTATTAGCGTCAAAAGTGACCAATGGGGAAAATCCACACGCTTATTGGCTAGGCTGGCATGAGCCGGGGCGCGGATTTCGATGTCATTGGCGGTGAGGAACTTGAAAGGCAATTTGAGCGGCTGCCTAAGCGTGTGAGAGATACTATTTCAGGCACTGCATTAAGAAAGGGCGGAAAGGTTGTAGTCAAGGCTGCAAGGGATAATCTGAGGGGCAGGCCGTTTTCAAAGAATGACAGGCTTTCTAAGTCGATAGGCACAAAGTTAGGGCGTGACAAGATCACGCTACAGGTTGGAGCGCGAAGGAAGATAGGCAAGGGCGGCAGGCACGCTCATCTTGTTGAGTTCGGACACGGAGGCCCAAAGGCTGCGCCTCCCCATCCATTTTTAGAGCCTGCTGTACAAGAAAAAAAACAATCTGTTTTTAATGCGATTAAGCATGAGCTAGAAGCTTTCTTTAAGGTGATGAAATGAGCGTTGAAACAGAGTTATTTTCTATTCTTGATGTGCATTCCGGTTTATCCGCGCTTGTATCTTCGCGAATTTATCCGTTAGTAGCTGAGGAAGATGCAACTCTGCCGCTGGTGGTATATCGCAGGACGGGTGATTCAGTCGAGCGTGCAATGTCAGATGATGCGGCTGTCCGGTCTGTTTTCCGGTTTGACTGCTGGGATAATGACTACACAGGCGCGAAAGATGTTGCAGCACAGGTTAAGTCCGCCCTGAACAGGTATTCAGGTGGCACAATTTTAAGTATTTTATTCGAGAGTGAGTTGCCGATACGCGATGAAACCACAGAAGAGTGGCGGATCAGCGTAGCGATGGAGGTTATATGGCAAGTATAGTCCAGAATGCCAAGGTTTATTTAGGCTCAACAGATTTGACAGGGCAGGCGAATGCCGTTGCGGTGAACTATTCTGCCAATGTGCTTGATAATACCGTGCTTGGCAATGATACGAAGTCTGCTGCTGGCGGGGTCAAGCAATTTGATGCCTCAATAGAAGGATATTGGAATTCAACCGAGGATGCTGCCGTTTTCGGTAATGTCGGCGGCAATGATGTGCTCACGGTTGTGAATGGGACGGGCATTGTGACTGATCCGGCATTTATGATGGCTTGTGTTGTCGGCTCATACAATCCAAGCGGCTCGCATGGTGAATTATTGGCATTTAGTGCGGCTGTGCAGTCTCGCAGCAATCTAGGGCGCGGCCAGTTGGCATGTAATGCCGGATTAACTACTTCAGGAAGTCAATCAGGTGTAAATTTAGGGGCTGTGTCTTCCACTCAGAAGATAGTCGCGTCCCTTCACGCGCTGACTGTTAGCGGCACTTCCCCCACTCTGGATGTGACGGTCGAGAGTGATGTTGACAATACTTTCGCATCGCCGACCACAGTTTTGACGTTTTCACAGGTAACAGCGGCAACGGCTTTAGAAATTGAAGCTGACGGCCCGATTACTGACACATGGTTTCGCATCACTTACACAATCGCAGGGACTACGCCTTCGTTTGCTGTCCGTGCCGCGATTGGAATCGCCCTTTAAAAGGGTAAAAAAAGGAGAATAAAAAATGGCTAAAATGGTGTTAGACAATGCGTATTTAAGCATTGCTGCGAATGATATATCTGCGAACGTGAAAAGCGTCACGCTGAACTATGCAGCAGGCATACAGGACATCACCGCGATGGGTGATTTGACAAAGATTAATTTAGGTGGATTAAAGGAATGGTCGATTGAGGCTGAACTAAATCAGGACTTTGCAGCGGCTGGTCTTGATTCAATTCTATTCCCGCTTGTTGGTTCTACAGTTGCCGTGATTCTGCGCCCTGATGCTGGTGCGGTGAGTACCAGCAACCCTAACTATTCAGGCAATGCTGTGCTGGCTTCATATCCGCCTTTGGGTGGTTCAGTTGGTGACGTGGCAGGCACTTCAATCTCTTTGCAGTCTGCTAGCACATTGTCTAGGGCTACCGCATAATGGCATTGGATCGTGATGCTATTTTAAAATCAAAGGATATTAAACGGATCGAAGTTGATGTCCCGGAATGGGGCGGCTCTGTCTTCATTGGTCAGTTGAATGTTAAGCAACGTGAAACAATGCTTCGCGACATTCAGGAGCTTGATGATAGCGATATATCTGCTCTGAAAATGCACCTGTTTATCAACACTGTTCAGGATGAGAAAGGGAATCTTTTATTTACAAAGAATGATATTTCGGAACTTGAGCAAAAAAGTGCAATGGCAATCGAGAAAATCTTTACTGCTGCTGAATCAATGGCTGCAACTACAGAGGGTAGCTTGGGAAAATAAAGGAAGGGCTGGCGGGCAATCATATCCGTCGGTTCGTTTTCCGATTAGCAAAAGAGCTGTGTAAAACAGTGGCAGAGATTGAGACCATGAGTAGTTTTGAACTAACTGAATGGATGGCATATTTTATTCTGGAGGATGAGCGCATGCGTGATGAAAGGCTGAAACAACGCGCTTTGAGCGGGGTTAGATAATGGCATCGATAGGAAGTCTGTTTGTAAAGCTTGGGTTGGATATTCCCGGATTTCAAAAGGATACGAAACGCGCTAAACGCTTGACTAAGCAATTCCGCAATGAATGGAAGCGGGACTTCAAATCAATGAAACGCTCTGTCTTCTCCTTACAGGGCGCATTAGTTGGCTTGGGTGCGGGCTTAATCTTTAAGAAAATTCTGGACGCAACAGTTGAGCAAGAAGCGGCTTTCAGGCAGGTGGAACAGGCCATAATCAGCACAAAGGGCGCTGCTGGTCTGTCCGCAAAAGAAATTGCGGCAATGGCTCAGGCGTTGCAGCACGTCTCCACGTTTGGCGATGAAGCAATTCTTAGGGTTCAGTCTAAGATTCTGACTTTCACGGGAATAGCTAAAGGTAATTTCCAAGCGACTACCGAATCCGTTTTGGATATGGCTACGCGAATGCAGGGTGATTTGAATGGGGCTGTTGTTCAGCTTGGTAAAGTTTTAAATGCACCGACGAAAAACCTATCTGCATTGACAAGGGTAGGCATTCAGTTTACAGATTCACAAATAAAGATGATCAAAGGGTTAGAACGGTCTGGAGATTTAATCGGTGCGCAAAAGATTATTCTTCACGAATTGCAGACTGAATTCGGCGGATCAGCAAGAGCGGCGCGTGATACATTTGGGGGTGCATTGCAGGGGCTTTCTAACGCCTTTGGTGATTTGTTAGAGGGCAAGTCAGGATTAAGAGAAGCAAAAGGCGAGATTGAGAAGCTAACCACTTTATTATCTGACCCTGAAACAATAAAACAAGCGGATAGACTTGTGACCAGTTTAATCACTGGATTTACAAAGATAGCAGGCGCAATTCCGGAGATCACAAAGGTTATTAATTGGCTATTTAATAATGTAGAAGAGAAAACACCACTACAGAAACAGATTGATACTGTTAATAGAATGCTTACGGCTCAAAAAGGGATAGTTAAATCCATTATTCAAACTGGATTGCCCGGCCCTGCTGGTGATTTAAAAGACTATCAAGACTCTGTCGCCATTCTTAATAGCGAATTGAAGGAGTTACAAGAGCGTCAGAAGTCTTTATCAGCACCACCTGAAGCTCCAGCCGTTAAGCAAGTCAAGAGTTCAATCCCGAATCAGATTGTTGACCCTAAAGTCGTTGAGCGTCAAAAAATGCAGCTTGACAATCTATTGGCGAATCAATCCGCATTCTACGAACAACTTGGATTTATGGCGCAAGATCATTTTGCATCTGATTTGGAGGTTGAGCAGTCGAGATGGGATCAGGAAGCACTCAAAGAAAATGAGAATTTCCAGAAGGTCTTTGAAGCCAAGGGTATAACGGATGAACAGAAGCGGCAGCTAGAGGCTGATCATTTACAAGCGCTCGAGGACATGCTTTTAATACATGAACTTAATGTGGCTGATATTCAGGAAAAGGCTGATAATGAAGAGTTTAAAAGACTAAAGGAAAAACATCAGAGAGAAGAGGCTTTAGAAAAAACATTAAAGCAAAACAAGAGTTCATTATTTAAGGATATGTTCGGCAATTTGGCTGCGATAATGAATACGGGCAATAGAAAAATGTTTGAAGTTGGCAAGGCCGCTGCTGTTGCGAATACCTTCATTTCGACAATGGAGGGCGCTCAGGCCGCCTATACAGGCATGGTAAAGGCTTTCCCCGGCCCCGTTGGAATTGCTCTTGGCGTTGCTGCTGCTGGTGCGGCTTATGTGGCTGGTTATGCGCGTGTGAGAGCCATTACATCTACATCCTTTGGGTCAAAGGGCGCAGGCGTTGCGTCTGGTGGCGGTGTGCCGAATATTGGCGGCGGTGGAAATCCAGTAAAACCCCCGGAAGCAACGAGGGGGGCTGGTATTTCAGGCTCAAACTTTACGATTAATCTGAGCTTTTTAGATAAAAGTAATATAACAGCAGATTTACTTGATAATCTTGGCCGTGAATTAGCTTGGCGTATCCATGATCATATTGATTCAGGCGTTAGCAGGGCGGTGATTGCATGACAACTGACTACCCTCTGATCGCTTGGGATAACCATTTAGCATTTAGTGACCCTGCCCTGGATTCATGCGTGCTTGATTGGCCCTTGACTGAGTCAATAACTCCGAACATTGGAAGCGGCGCGTCCTTTACCCGTGCCACAACTGCAACTTATATTGATATTGTAGACAGGTTAGTGAAAACCGCTGCAATAGATACGGCGCGATTTGAACGCGCGGCGGATGGTGGCCCTGCGTTATTACATGAAGGCACAAGCACAAATTTGGCCCTTTATTCTGAGCAGTTTGATAATGCGTGGTGGAATAAAACAGGCGCCGCTATTACAGCTAACACAACATCTGCACCGGATGATAATCTGACTGCTGACTCTCTAATCGAAGACACAAGCACCGGAAGGCACAGGGTATCAAAAAGCACGCTCTTGACCGCTGGCGACAATTCACTTTCAGTATTCCTTTCAGCAAATGGCAGGACACAGGTTAGCCTTGAGTTATTCAATTCAACAGATGGCACTATAGCTGAAACTATCTTTGATTTAGCCACAGGTACTATAACCAGCGCCATATCCGGCACATCTAAGATTCAGTCTGTAGGGAATGGATTCTACCGTTGTTCAGTCTCCGGCACTTCCACGGTCGCAACGGGCATATTTATTCAGCTTTATGACGGCTCATCAATATCATACACGGGGGATGGTAGTTCGGGTGTCTATATTTGGGGTGGGCAGGGCGAAGACTTAAGCGATTCAACATCTTATATTCCTACTACTACAGCATCAGCTGCCAGAGCGCGTGATAATTTAACTCTAACTGATGTGGGTGATTTACCTGAGCATGATCATCAGGGCGCTACAATTGTAATGGAATCTGATTTAAGTCTGGTGAATTCCAATCAGGATTTAATGGCTTCGGTTGGACGTAATTACAATTATACGATGAGAGTAACGTCTGCTGACGCATATACAGCATTCGCTGGTGATTTAAACAGTACCGCTGCAATAACAATACCCGATCGGACAAAGATGGTCAGATATGAATATGTTTCCGATGGTGTGAATGATTGGGGCCAAATCAACGAAGCATCGACAATCGGCACAACTGGAACCACTGGAACGTCCACGGGAACCATTACCTCAATAAATATATTTGCATTTTCGGCGGGCACAAATGAAGCTTATGGGCATCTTCGTAATATCAAGATTTACAAACGGCCTCTTTCTACCTCTGAGTTTCAAAACCGAAGGGGATGGGTTTCGATTGATACGGGTGTGGAGTCTGCTGGTGGTGAAATCACCGAGGCTGCAACATGGGATACCCTTAAACCTGCAATTGTTGATGCTGATGAGTTTGGAATAATTGGAATTATTTTATGGGCTTATGGTGACGCACCGGATTTATTGATAGTCGGGGCACACAAGCATGATTCCACCGGGTTCAGATTCGATCAAGGCACTGTAAGCGCATATTCAACAGGGCCGTTGGGCTCAGGTGCTTCAGTGATTTTGGTTGGAACAAAATCCATGGCCGGGAATAGAAATGATCCGGTTCTGATTAAGCTGGCCGATATTTCTACATACTCTCCCTATACTTCAGCAGGCGGCAGAATCTATAGAATTGAATTTACAGGGCTGGCTCCAAACGAGACATATGTCATCCCTGAGTTATTTTTTGGTAAAGCCTTGGAATTGCCACCAATGGATTATAATTATGATGAGTCTTTAGAAGAGTGGAAAGGTGTTTCATTTACTGCTGAAAATGGCAGAATTTATGAATCGGCTTTAAGTCGTAGATACAAAGCTGATCCGGTATGGGGAGTGTTGCCGGAATCTTATGCGGCTGCAATTGAAACATTCAGGGAAGAGCATTTAGAGGAGCGTCGTCCATTCTGGTGGGCATGGCGACCTGATACCTATGATACTCAAGTGTATTTGATGCATCATAATGCGCGAACGGCTCCTATGCCGCGTGATACGATGGCCTATAGGCATTTTAGGTTGCCTATGATTGAGTCAGTATGATTCCAACTACCGATGCGTTTCTGGATGCCACACGGTCACAGACAGGGCTAGTGCCTAGCATGGATATGCGGATATTCGCCAACAGGGGCATCAAAGGCGCGATTGATACGAAGGCACAATTTGAATCTGAAATTTCTACAGGCATAGCTGACGTTAATGTTTCAACAACGCGAAAGCCGGGCAGTATTGTCATGGGCAATGGCGGGGCTGCGGCTGCGGCTGTTTATACAGCGCCGGATGTATTTGCCGGGTCTGTTACATTTTCGCTGCGCAGGACTGACCACTGGAAATATGACGGATTCTGGAAAGGCACGCACTCAATAAAAAGCACAGATTGGAAGGTGCTTAATCAATCTGACGGCGTGGCTTTTTCTTTTAAGGCGACATCAACTCAGTTACTGAATGACGTGCTTCTTAGGGTTGGTTATGTTGGAAACAGTACCATGGTTATTTATGTGCGTATTGCCACCATTTCAGGCAATCCGGTAGGCTCACAGGTAGCATATACACCGACATCAACTGTAACTAGCGCGACCATTACCGGACTAGGTGCAAGCGTATTTAAAGGCCGAAGATATAGGCTGGAGATTAGCTATATTCCTTTTGGGAATGTTATTCCACCCGCCCCGAATCAGGGTGTTATAAATCAGATATGGACATCAACCGTTAACATTTACGGGTATACAGTTACAGACGCATCATGGCGTATTCCTGCGACACCAGCTTCTTATTTCTCCATTTCAGGAAATACAGGCTATACAACGTCAACGGGCACGTTTTCCCGTACAGTTGATGTGGGCTCTTTACCGTCCGCCGACGGAATGGTGACCATCACAGACCTGACTCCGGTAGGCACAACGCTGACGTGGACGCTGGATTATTCAGAAGATAACGCAACCTGGACAACCTCCAGCGTTACAAAATCAGGTTCAACCGTGCCAGCTCACAGGTATTGGCGCTTCAACTTTACCATGGCAGCCAATACGGCTGGTGATGCCACGCCCGAATTGTCAGCGATTGAAGTCAGGTTTATGGGGGAACCTCTACTATTCGGCACGGAGTCAGAATTATTCAGCGGCGTGATTGGCACAGGTTTTTTTCTACCGTCATCTCTTCCGGCTAGCTGGATTGATATAAAAAATACTTACGTTTCCAAGCATAAAGTTTTGAATACGATCAGTTCTTTTGCTTCTCAATTATCGCCAAAATTACCGCGCTCAATTATGGGCAGCACAAGCGTAGAACTTTCCCCTGCTCCTATTGTGGATTCGCTATTGACTCAGCCGCTAAGGGGTGCGGCGGTTGAAATTGAAATTGGTTATGAGGGAATAACTGACAAAATTAAAATGTACAGTGGCTCTGTTAAGGATTTATCATTTAGCAAATCGTATAAAATGTTTCTGACAGATAACCTTGAGCTGGCTGACATGAAGGTGCCGGATACGAAGTCGATTTCTGATGTATGGGCAACTGCTACGGCATACGCACTGAACAAGGGAATCATACATGGAATCACAACCTATGAATGCATATTAGCTCATACATCGTCAGCTAGTGACGAGCCGGGGGTGGGCGCAAACTGGACTACATATTGGCTTCTTGTCGGCTCTGTATGGGCCAGTATCGACTTTTCAAGCACGCACCTTGCTGATGCCATCAAGTCGTTAATCACGGACTATATAAATGTACCGAACGAGCGGTTCGACTTTCAGTCATTGGCTGATATTAAAACGGCATTACCCAATAGGATTGGCGACCGGATTATAACAAAGCCGACATCTGCAATGGAATTGATTGCTGAAGCCGCATGGCTTCTTGAAAGCCAGTTTGTTATCAGAAATGGACTTATAGCACTTGTTCAGGAGCCAACATCAACAACATCAGTGGATGAGAATATAAGCCCGTCAGATATTAAGAATGGAAGTGTACGATATAGACGCGGCTGGAAAGAACTTGTCAATTCAGCGATTGTTTTATCTGGGTATACCGGGGATGGCAAGGGTGAAAACCAGTTTGCACTCGGTGAGGGTTATTCTGATGCGAAGTCGATAAGCGATTACTATGTGACTTTGATGGATGATTTCGAGGATAAATGGAATTTACCATCTACAGAATTGCAGACACGGCTAACTAATTACATCAATAAATATAGAGATGGCAGAAAAGTTATCTCATGTGAGACGGCAATGCGCTTGATCGCAGTTGAGCCGGGTGATGTTGTTTTATTCAAGTCAGGGCAACTTCCGGCTGGTGAAAGAAACACGCTGAAAATGATGGTATTGAAAAAAGATATGGATTGGGGAGTTCAGACTTTGAGCTTTACCCTGTTGGGGGTTTAGATGGCCACGCAAGATTTTGCTGCATTACAAACGGCAGGCACACAAGTTACTGGTTCGCATTTGAACATCCCGGCTCAATATGATGCCACAGCCGAAAAATTCAAAGATGGAAGCGGATCAATATTAGTTGACCGGGCCAGCACGGCAGAAATGCAGACCGGGACGCTAACAACTCCCAGAATAATGAGTCCGGCTGATATTCGTGCAGGCGTGAAAACGTTACAGGTGATTCATAATGTTTTGCAAACGGCATCTTCGGGCAATACAGTGATTCCATTCGATACTACAATTCCCCAAAATACCGAGGGCACTCAGATTTTCAGTCAGGCAATTACCCCAAAGTCCGCCACCTCAAAAATCATCATTAAATGCAGGCTTCAGGTTGGTGCAAATATTGCATTGAATCTTGCGGCGGCATTGTTTAAAGATACGACGGCAAGCGCACTTGCTGCGGCGGGATTAACAATATCATCCGCTGCATACATGCAATCATTGAGTCTTGATTTTTCTGAAGTGGCGGGGTCAACAACGGCACGGACATATAAGGTTCGGCTTGGTAACAATAACGCATCGTATAATTGGTATTTAAATCAGAATTCCAGCGCAGCAACTTTGGGTGGAGTGTTGACTTCCATCTTTGAAATTTCAGAAATAGAGGTATAAGGAGAAATAAAATGGTAGCAGATACTACAATTGATGGATTTATTGAATCGGCAGATATGCCAGCAGATGATGCGGAAGTAGTTGTTCCTCATGACACCACGAACTTGGCCAAAACATCCCGCGCCCTTTATGTGGGAGTGGGCGGCGATGTCTCGGTTGAGATGGCCGGTACAGGCTCTGCAATAGTATTCACTGGCGTATTGGCCGGAACAGTGTTGCCCATCCGTGTAACACGGGTGAATGCAACTGGAACCACTGCTACAAACATGGTTGCTCTGTCATGAAGTTGGGAATTAATCTGTCTATCACGGGTGGGTTGATGGCACGTATTGCACCGAAGTTCCACCCGCTAATCACAACTTTAGTCAACCAGTTCGGCGGTGATTCAGCAGGCGTAGCTATCAGGAATAGCACGGGTACATTCAAAGTGTATGATAGTGTTGCAGGCTCAATTCTCAAGACTGCTGCTATTGATGAGCATAGGCCAGAGGGGCATCGTGAGGTTGTTAATCTGCTGAGTTATCCAGAGGACTTTAGTAATGCTGCTTGGGCGAAAACACGAGGAACCCTTACAACAGGGATCAGTGATCCTGACGGGGGCAATAACGCATTCACATGGACATCCAGCGCATCGGCAAATGGTGACTTAACACAGTCGGTTAGCATGACGGGTGATGCCCGTGTGAACATATGGCTGCGTCGTAGAACGGGCACAGGTGATGTGTGGATTTTCTCAATGGGCACCACACAACTAGTTACGCTAACCTCCTCATGGCAACGATTTTCTGTGCTAGAGGTAGGCACAGTAGGGGGCGCTACTGGAGTCAGGGTTAACGCTGCACTTGACGCTATTGATATTTATAAGCCAATGGCGGAAGACGTAACAGGCATGGGCAACCAGAACCCTAGTGAGTATGTAGCTAAGGATACTGCTACTGGTGCAGAGCTTGTTACTAATGGGACGTTTGATGCTGATACGGATTGGGCGAAAGAGGCGGGCTGGACGATTGCTTCTGGAGTTGCAACATCCAATGGTGTTGTAAATCCCTACTTGACAGAGGTTGGGATACTAGAAGTAGGTAGAAAATACATAATCACCACTGAGATTAAAAGGCTTGCTTCAGGAAGTTATAGAGGTTACGCGGGGACGAACTTCGCTGCCCTTCCAGCGAGCTTAGGAGTGCATGCGGTATTGGTCACATGTGCTGGCACAGGCGACCTCCGCATCCGAGCGATTACTGCTGATGGTGACATAGACAATGTTTCAGTCCACGAAGCCACAACAGGCCGCCAGATATTCACCACAACCAACGCCAACACAGTAGCAGCCAATGTAGTCACAGAAGCTACAGGCGTTCCCCTATTTCCTACCAAGACAATAGACACAGCCGTATGGAACGTAACATATCCCGACTACGCCACTGCCACAGTAGTAGCCGCTGGTGCCATGATGAATGATGCCGGAAAGTATTACTCCACTGCATTAGGCGGTACTACAAACGGGGCTACACTCCTCACGGATATTGGTGTTACTGATTGGGTGGAAGAGGGCATCTATTCTTCGGGATTCGGGTTACTTGTTGAGCCTGCTGCTACTAATCTGATGACATATAGTGAGCAGTTTGATAATGCGGCTTGGACAAAAAGTAATGTGACGATAACGGCTGATGATATTGCGGCTCCCGATGGTTCTACTACATCAGATAAACTGGCTGCTACTACCACAGCTGGCAATGTGTATGCGAGCAACAGTCTCTCTGCTGTAAAATACTCGCAAGGTGTTTTTGCTAAAGCAGGAACAAATACTACGTTCAGGCTTGACTTCGTGACTAGTGGGTTCGGAGAAGGCGGACAGGTAGTTTTCGACCTGTCCGCAGGCACGGTAGGCACAATAACTAACAGAGGAGGAACTACAGATACTACAGGCACAATAGAGTCATTTGGAAACGGTTGGTATAGGTGTTCAGTATCATTGACGGCCACTGCCGGAACGTACTTCACCCAGATATTCCAGACATCTATCGGATATATCCACGCATGGGGCGCACAACTAGAAGCAGGCTCAGTCCCAACATCCTACATCCCTACAACCACAGCAGCCGTTACAAGGGCTACGGAAGCAGGGAATGTAAACTGGCCTATTGCGAATAACTTTAGTAATGATGCTGGTGTTGTGGTGTTAGATGTTGTGTTTAGTCGTGATAAATATGTACCGAGCGTAAACCAGAGGCTATTTTCTACCGATCCTGTCACAACTGGCGGCAATGGTTTAAACGTGCATTTGTCAGCACCAGGTACAGGTAACATACGCGGGTATGACGGAACAACCGTGTCAGATAATCCCATTGCATATATAAAGGATAGATGCTATCGAATAGCTTCTCACTGGAATGCTGCAACCAGTAAAATGCAAATAGGCGTACTTGACCTTAGCACTTATGGAGCATCGTGGGTGTGGAGCACAGAGGTTGCCTACGATGGGGCTTTTTCTACTGTCACTTCGATTTTGCTTGCAACTATATTTGAGCAACCGCTCACATTCCGCAACCTCCCACTAATATATGACACTGACATGGATGTGGCTACCATAGAAGGAAAATTCTCATGAGTATTAACCTAATAATCACCACCCCAACAAACTTCGACCTGTCCCTCCCAAAGAAGCCGA